ACCATTCAAGACATACTTGGTTCTCATGGTGAAGAGCCGTTGCCAGAATGGGAAAGAGAATTAACGGCTGGTATTTTCTCTATTACACGACCTTTGGCAAAAGGTTTTCTTAAGCAAGTAAAGCAAGAGTTTGAACGAAATCAATTATTAAAATCTATATTCCCCGATATTCTTTATGAGAAGCCCGAAGCACAAAGCCCTAAATGGTCAGAGGATGAGGGTATTATTGTTAAAAGAAAATCAAATCCAAAAGAAGCAACTCTAGAAGCCTGGGGTTTAATTGACGGTCAACCCACGGGTAAGCACTTTGTTCTACGTATTTATGATGATGTTGTGAACGAAAAGAGTGTAACCACTCCAGAAATGATAGCTAAAACAACCCAACAATGGCAGATGTCATCCAACCTGGGGACAAGGGGCGGGATAGTTCGATATATCGGCACTAGGTATCACGCAAATGATACTTACGCCTTTATGTTAGAAAACGAGATTGCAACGCCCAGATTATATCCAGCAACTGAAGATGGAACGATTGATGGTAAGCCAGTATTTCTTAATCAAGATGAATTGGAGGAGAAAAGAAGAAATCAAGGAAGTTACGTCTTTAGTTGTCAGATGCTTCAAAATCCCGTTGCTGATTCAATAGCCAACTTTAAGCAAGAATGGATTAAATACTTTGGCTCATTTCAGAAAGGTGATAAGGTTGCCAATATATACATTACAGTTGACCCAGCGCACTCTAAGAAAAAGACTAGTGATTACACAGTTATGTGTGTCATAGCTTGTTGTGCTGATGGCAATTACTACTTAATTGACATGATAAGAGATAGACTCTCTTTGAAAGAAAGAACCGAAAAACTATTTGAGTTACATAGACACTGGCGACCAATAGCAGTTGGCTATGAAAGATACGGGTTACAGTCTGATATTGAGCATATTAGGTGCGAAATGGATAATATCAATTATCACTTTAATGTAATTGAGTTGGCTGGTAAAGTAAGCAAGGAAGATAGGATAAGAAAGTTGCAACCATTATTTGAGCACGGACGTTTTTGGATGCCTTATCAAATTATCAAGAATAATTATGAAGGAAAAAAGCAGAATCTTATTGACATTTTCATTAAGCAAGAATATCTTAGTTTTCCAGTATCCGCACATGACGATATGTTAGATGCGATGGCTAGAATACTTGAGGATGATTTAAACGTAGTATTTCCGAGTGAAGACTACATTGAGCAAGAGAAAAATAGTCATTATTATGAATCTTATTTATATAATGACACAAGAAGCACAGTAACTGGTTATTAATGAGCGTTTCATTAGATTCTGTATTAAAGGCAGACAATATTGTTGAGATTTTGTCAGAAGAAGAACTGACCTCAATTCAACAATTTAATCATCAAATCTTTACTCTTGACAAACAATCAAGAGAGGAGAAGGAAAAAGACTTAAAGAAATTCGTTAAGTTAGCGATGCTAGTGGCCGAGGAGAAAAGCACCCCTTGGGAAAATGCAGCTAACGTTAAATATCCACTGATAGCACAAGCCGCTTTAGATTTTGGCTCTAAATGTTATCCAGAAATAATCAAAGACAATTACATAGTTAAACCAAAAATCATTGGTAATGATGAAGGGCAGGCAGCAGTCAATATAAATGGCGTTCCTTTACAAGATGAAGCTGGCCAAGAGATAATGCAGAATGTTGGCGTTAAAGAACAAAGAGGACAAAGAGTCTCTGAGTTTATGAACTGGCAGTTATTCGAAGAGATTGATAATTTTGAATGTGACATGGATGTATTGTGCAACTCCTTACCAGTAGTTGGCTGTATGTTTAAAAAAGTATTCTTTGATAGTAGTCAAGATAAGGCGTGTTCAGAACTTATTTATCCCGATAAGATTATTATCAACAATAAAGCTAAAAATCTTTACAACGCAACAATCACTCATATTATAGAGCTATATCCACATGAAGTTGTTGAGAGGATAAGGGCTGGTATATTTGTTGATTTCCAGAAAGAAGAGTCAGACGATGAAAAGATAGGTGTAATTGTAAATGATGAGAATCAACAAAACTTAGATGACGATAAAACATCAAACAACACAGAGGTATTTCTTGAACAGCACTGTTATTTAGACTTAGATGATGATGGTTATCAAGAACCTTATATAGTAACAATTCATCAACAATCAAACGAAATAGTTAGAATCGTTAAAAGGTTCGATAAGCAAGATATAGAATACAATGGTAAGGAAGTAAAAAGAATTAATCCGAAACATTACTTCGTGAAGTATGATTTCTTACCATCAATAGATGGTAGTTTTTATGGCGTTGGTATCGCTCACTTGTTGTTTAACATCAACGAAACAATGAACAGCACCATTAACCAACTATTGGATGCAGGCACACTCAATAACACAGGTGGTGGATTTATAGGTCGAGGCGTTAAAATAGCTGGTGGACAGATAAGTTTAAGACCAGGAGAATGGAAAATGGCAGATGTTGGCGGTGGTTCTCTTAAGGAAAACATAGTGCCAATACCACACCCCCAACCTTCCACTACATCATTTCAATTATTAGGATTATTGAATGAATCAGGCAACACTTTAGCAGCATTAAATGATGTACTAGACGGCCAGAATGCAGCTAACATTGCCCCTACAACTATTTTGACTATGGTTGAGCAGGGAATTAAGAAATTCAAATCTGTATATAAAAGAATACATAGATCGTTAAAAAAGGAAATTAATCTAATATACGATCTAAACTCAGAGCATTTAACGCAAAAAAAATATGCTAAAGTTTTAGATATTCCTGTTAAAGATGCTAATAAAGATGAGGATTTTAATCTAGATGATTATGATATTGTGCCTGTATCTGATATTGAATCAGTTACAAATATGCAAAAGCTTGCTAAAGCTAACTTCTTGTCACAATTTATCAATGACCCATATATTGACCAGATGTTATTGAGGGAGCAAATTTTAGATGCTGCTAATATAGAAGATATTGATAAATTGCTAGTGCAGCCACCAGCTCCAGAACCTGATCCATTAGTTCAGATGGAGATGGAGAAGAACAAAGTTAGAGCACAGGAATTAGAGATAAAATCCATTCAAGCCCAAAGCGATATTGAAAAGATGAAGTTTGATATTGAAAAAGAAAAAGCTGAAATCGCAGAAATAAAAACTAAATCCCTACTTAATATTGCTAAAACAGAAGAGACTAACGTTAATACTGATTTAGCTACGGTTAAGCAACAACTTGAGATTTTAACGCAGGCAGTTGAGAGCCGCGCAAAGAGCAACAACGGAGAACTAGAGAATGATAGACAAGAGTCAACAACTAGAGGATCTTAAAGACTGGTTACAAAAACCAACCTCTAAAATATTTATCGATGCAATTAAAGGTTGTATCAATCAACAAAGTGATAGATTAGTATCTACTTACAACCCCAACACTACGGAAACAGATATTAGTTTAACTATAGGGGGAATAAGGGCAATGCAAAACCTTATTACTTTTCTAGAATGTACTGAAGAAGCAGACGTTAGAAGCTTCTTACAACTTTATCATCCAAACTTTACAGAAAATGACAAATAAAATAATACCTACTACCTTTAGGGTTCTTGTGGAATCTCAGAAGATAGAAGAGAAAACAAAGGGTGGAATAATTATTCCTGAAGAAAAAAGAAGAAAAGACGAAATAGCTGGTGGCTTTGGTGTTATTAAAGACTTAGGGGAAGTAGCTTTCGAGAATTGGGACAATAAGCCTAAAGTTGGCGATACGGTTATGTTTAAATCTTACGCTGGAATTAGTGTAAAGATGGCAGACTACGACAATTGTCGACTACTAAATGACGATGAAATAATAGCAATTATAAACTAAAACAAATGACAGAAGAGAATATAAAAGAAGCGGTTAATCAAGAAGTATTGGAAGCAAAAGCAGAAAATACAGAAGCGGTTAATATTGAAAAATATGACATAGCAGAGGAATACTCAGAACCTGAAAAAGCATCTTTTACTGAAAAAAGAGAAAAGATGAAAAATTACTATCAAAATCTTGATGGAAAAGAAAAAGTTGCATGGGACAAAGGGTGGAGACCTCAAGAATTCTTTGCTGGCAAAAATAAAGACGGGTCAGATAGATCGTTTATAAGCGCAGAAGAATACCTAGAGAAAGAAAAGAATGTCCCCTCTATTGCTTTTGAAAGAAAACAAAACGAGATTGAAAAAAAGAATAAACAAATAGAGAAACTTGAAAAGCAATTAGAACAAGTTTTAAAATATAATCAGGCTAGAGAAGATAGAGAGGTAAGCACGAACTTAGATTCAATTCAACAAGAAAAAGAGGAGGCTATATTAGATGGCGATCTTGATAAAGTTAAAACCCTTGAAAAGAGAGCTCAAGAATTGCAAGAGAATAAGTTTAAATTCCAGGAAGAGCCTCAGCAACCAGCTCCAGAAGTTGCGCCTCCTCCACAACCTGCACAATTAAATCAATCAGACCAAGAGACTCTAAGTAATTGGTTGTCAGTAAATCAGTGGTATAATAAAGATGCTAAAATGGCTGCTTATGCCAATACATATGTAGAGGAAGTAAACAGGGAATACCCTTACATGTCTTTTGCTGAAAAGCTAGATCAGGTTAAACATGAAATTGAATCTGTATTTAAAATCAATACACCAAAAGCATCATCAGTTGAAAGTGGTAATAATAGATCTTTTGGGGGTCAATTAGGATCGGCCAAAAACTATCAGTCTTTACCTGCTGACGCAAAGAAAGCTTGCGACAGAATGGTAAGAGAAGGAGTACTTAAAAATAAACAAGAATATATTAACGCATATTATAAATAAATTATGGGAAAAAAGACTTTACAATTAAATAATACAAAAGATAATGGTTTAGAATCTCTTACTAGAGAAGTGAATGAAATTCGCACAGAGGATTCTAAGGATAATGCCCCGAAGTACACAACTGCTCCCGATGGCACTAAATATCCTATTAGAGAAGTAAAAGAATTAAATCAAAGTGGCTTAAAATTACAAATGCCTTCGCATTTAAAAGAGCCAGGCTATCATTATGTGTGGGCTATCGACAGAGGATCGATGGGTTATCAATCCTATGTTGATATGGGTTACACGTTTGTTGAGGGTTCTCCATCAGTTTATGGAGGAACTAAAGTAAACAATGAGCCTTATTATCATGTTTTAATGAAAATACCATTAGAACTACATCAAGAGAGACAATCAAGAGAACAAAGAGAAATAGAAGAGGAAGAACAAGCGCAGTTAAAACCTCAAGAAAAAGGTTTACATGTGCCTGATGGCTATAATAATACAATTGGCCAACGATAATTCAAACAATTAAATTAAAATAAAAATGGCAAATCAAGATACTCCTTTCGGTTTAAAGCCAGTTAGAAATAGATCAGGTGATATTAGAATTAATAAATATTATGTCCCTGCTTCTTACGCAACTGCTTTATTTGTAGGTGATCCAGTAGTAAAAACTGGTACATCTAACCCACTAACTACTGTTACTGATGTAAATGCTTACGAAGCTGGTACTTTACCAGTGGTGAATAAAGCAACTGCTGGTAGCACTAATCCTATTACAGGTGTAATAGTTGGTATTGAACCTAACCCGGATAACTTAAATAGAGCTTTAAACTTTAGACCTGCATCAGAAGAAGCTGTTCTTCTTGTAGCTGATAATCCAGAAGAAGAATTTGAAATTCAAGATGATGGTGTTGTAGCTTTGACAGTAGATGATATTGGTTTAAACGCTAACTTAATCTACACTAATGCTGGTAGCGAATTTACTGGTTCTTCTGGGGCAGAGCTTAACTCAAGCACTGTTGCTGTAACTGCAGCATTCCAGTTAAAGATCAAAAGGTTAGTCGCAAGACCAGATAACGAATTAGGTGCTAACGGTAAATATCTTGTTACCATTAACAATCATACAGAATCTACTGGCACAGCTGGTATTTAGTAACAATTAAAATTAAAATAAATTATGTCAGGAATTATAGTAAAAGGTAATATACCTAAAGCCCTAAAGCCAGGTGTGGATAAATTTTGGGGTGATTATAGTCAGCGCAAAATGCAGTGGGAAGAGTTATTTGATAAATACACAAATGACGAAGCTTATGTAGAAGATGTGCTTGTCTCAGATTTTACATCTGCCCCAATTAAGGAAGAAGGAAGTGGCGTTAAATACACTTCTAATGGTCAAAAATATATCACAAGATATAACCATATTTCTTATGCTCTTGGTTTCCAAGTTTCTCGTGAAGCTAAAGATGATGGTAAATACTACGATGTAGTAATGAAAAATATGCCACGTCTTGCTGATGCAATGATGAGAACTAAGGAAATTGTTGGTGCTAATGTTTACAACAAAGCATTTAATGCTGGTATCACTTATGGTGATGGTGCGCAGTTAATTACGGGAAGTCATAACACTGATGCTGGTTTGCAATCTAACAGATTATCTGTGGATGCTCCTTTATCTGAAACCTCCATTGAGGATATGTTGATTCAAATTTCTAACACAAGAAGTTTTGACGGTAATTTCATGGCAGTACAAGGTAGAAAGTTAATTGTACCAAATGCATTACAGTTTGAAGCAGAAAGAATTCTAAAAACAGAATTAAGACCTGCAACAGCTAATAATGACTTGAATGCTATGAAAAATATGGGAATGTTACCAGAAGGATTTGTAACAAACCAATATTTGACTAGTCCAACAGCTTTCTTTATTAGAACAGATGTGGCGGATGGAATGAAGTATTTTGATAGAACTACTCCAGAATTTTCACAAGATGAAGATTTTGACGCAGAAGTTCATAAATACAAAATCTACTCAAGATGTTCTTTTGGTAATACCGATTGGAGAGCTATCTTCGGCACGACTGGTGCATAAATTTTAGCGAGGGGTTAGCGCCCCTCGTTCTCTATGAACGCTAAAATAAAATAAAATGACTACAACAAGATTCATAAATGGCGTAACTAACGTCACAAAACAAAACGTATTAGGGCAATATAAAAACCTTGATCCATCTATTAACCATGAGTTATTTGATGATTTTGATACTTATAATGCTGCTGATTGGACTGTTACAACAGTTGGAACTTCTACTGAAGCCTTAGCTAATGAAGACGGCGGTGTATTGGCTTTAACAAATTCAGCTGCTGATGATGATTCAGTTTTCTTGCAAAAAGCAAGTGCTTCATTTTTAATGGAACTAGGAAAGAAAACCTTTTTTAAAGCTAGATTTAAGCTATTAGATGCTACTGAAAGTGACGCTGTAATTGGTTTACAAATTACTGACGCAACACCTCTTGACGTGACTGATGGTGTTTTCTTTAGAAAAGATGATGGTGATGCTAATCTTGATTTTGTGGTAGAGAAAGATGACACCGCAACTGAAGCAACAGCAATCACAACTTTAGAAAATGATACTTATATCACAGTGGGCTTTGCTTTTGATGGTAAAGAAAAGATTGAGTATTTCGCAGGAGCAAACAGCAAGAACCCTACAAGATTGGGTCAAGTGACTATTGAGAATTTACCAGATGATGAGGTGTTGACCGTTTCATTTGGTGTTCAAAATGGTACTACCGTTGCAAATTCTATGAGTATAGATTACTTATTAACTGCAAAAGAAAGGTAATATGAGACCTATTAAGATAGAGCTTGATACTAATCAAGCGCAAAGTCAAGTAATCCCTATTAATTGGAGAGGGGGAATATTAACTATTAATATTGATATTAAGAGTGGATCCCCTAATTTAACAGTTCAGCAGACTTTTGACGATATACAAAATACTCCTGCTGGAGATGTAAACTGGCAAAATGCGCCTTCTACTAAATTAGTAGGTCTTACAACTTCTTTAAATGAGGCTTATGAAGGCGTTCCAACGGCTTTAAGAGTGTTAGTAAATAACACTCCTATTACTTCGGTTACTTTTATAACTATAACTCAAAGAGATATGTAATGGGCTATAACGTAATTTGTGATCGTTCTGGATTTAAAAGAAAAAGAAAGGATTGCAGAAAGCAATGGGATGGTTTGTTGGTTTTGGATAAATTTTGGGAAAGAAGACAGCCGCAGGATAAATTACCTGCTGCGATTGATAATCTTACTGTCTCAGATCCAAGACCAGAGCCAAAAGATGTTTTTGTTGATCGTGTAACTGTGGAGGATTTATGCCCTTAAAAAAAGGAAAAAGTAAAAAGACAATATCTAGTAACATTAAGAAAGAGATTAAGGCTGGCAAGCCAAAGAAACAGGCTGTAGCTATTGCATATTCTGTTGCTGGAAAAAGTAAGCGTAAAAAGAAATAATGAAGAAGCATTATTTTAATTTACACAAAGAAAAAGATAGAGAGTTATTTTATCCTATTATTAGTAATTGGTGGAAAAAATGGAAACAAACCCCAATTCCACCCAAAGCATTACCAGAAACAGGGTTAATGATTTCTAATAAAGGAATATTTATTTGTTGTGGATTTTTATAT